ATGAATGTTCGTGAGAGCGCCCTCAAGCAGGGTGGTCGTCTTACATCTGTTCGCACCGATAGGACTCGTATAGATGGTCGTGTTGCCCCCGCCAATGGTGGTTGGACCCAAAACTATCAGCAGAAGCCTTTCCACCAATTCAACTCATACAAAGGTAACGCGAATCCTAACACTCAGGATCTAGGTATTGCGAAGAGACAACTTCAAAACAACCCTCTTGCACACTCTCTCTACCAATAGATTGTTGATTTATACTAGACGAAAACAATCATTAAAATATTATCCATATATTTTAATGAAGGTCCACACCCTTAACATAGATAGTAGTGAAAGAAATACAAGTGTCTATACATACGCCAATAGTTACGTCGTTACTTTAGATAACCCTATTTACGATATATCTAATATAACACTCGTTTCTGCTCGTATTCCTACACCACAATTGATGACCTCCGCCACGAATAAAACATTTAGTGTAGATGGTGTTAATATTACACTGAATGAGACGAACTATTCAAATGGTTATGTGTTAGCTGAGGACCTGGATATAGAACTCGCCCCTTCTAATACTCACGTAGACAGTGTTATTTTTGATGAAGAGACGGATTCGTTAGTGTTTTCTAATACAGAAGCATCGGATGATTTTACATTTCAGTTTTATAGTGGTACGAATGGATATTTGAGTAATGCCTCTCCACTCACAACTCCACATCAAATTATGGGTTTTAGTTCCAAAAACTTTACGTCTACAGGTAAAATACTTCGTTCTGGTGCGATTAATTTAAATGGGCCTAATTCTTTGGTATTAAAATTAACAACAGGTTCTGATGAGTTTACTCAGTCTATATATACTTCTACACCATTCTATACTGGTCATATACTTCTCGACGGATCGGATTTCGTGAACTTTAATGGTGCTGACGATAAATTAGTGCATCACTTTCATTCTGGAACACAAAAGATGATTAAGGATGTTAAAATTGAGTTTTTCTATATGAGTCATGGTCGATTAATCCCATATGATTTTAGAAATCAAGATCACGTACTTAAATTTGAAATTACGGGTTCTACGGATAAATTGGAGAATTTACCTAAAGTGTCATTACCAGAAGAAGAACCTAAAAAACCCGAAAAGAAAGAGCCAATCATAAGTATTCCTGAAGTTGTAAAGAATTCTTATAAGTGGAGAAAAGAGTATTTGTATATAGCGCTAATTATTTTAGCTGGACTACTCCTGATGTTTTTAATGAAAGGCAAACCTCTTAGCGGGTTATCGCGTAGACGGGCTGCGCAGGCTTAGAAACCTTACCGTTGATACGGGAGATGACTAAGAAGACAACCACAGAGAGGAGGGAAGTCAGGATAGCGGTGAGCGCGTACTGAGCACCACCGTTCTTGGGGACCTTTACGATCTGGGTGATGGTCCAGCGAACGAAGTCCATCCACGACATGGCAGCGGCGAAAGAGAAGCCACCGACAATCGAGTTGAGGGTCTGGGTCTGGAGTTCCTGAGTGACAAGGTTTACGGTCTGGAGAGCGGCGGCCGACATAGTGTTTGTTATACTATACAAGACGAAAAAAATTATTCTTTTGTAACTTCTTCTTTTTTTACTATTTTTTTAAATCGTTTTGCTTTTAATGTTTTTGTTTTTGAAAATAATTGTTCATCATCTGATGAATCATCACTAGAGCTTGAATCTAAGTTTGAAGTGTGTAACTTAGTCTTATCAGAAAAATTCCATCCTTCAGGTTCTGAGATGCTCATTACTATTAATAGCATTTTTTAACATGTGTTCTGTCGGATTTTGGGGAACCCACGCCTCCCATCTATCATAGGCTTCATTCATCTTGAGTAACGTCATATCATTCCCTGAATATCTTTCAAACGGTGGGCATTCTTCTACAGAAACAATATCCATTTCCTCATCAGATTCATATTCTTCGTCGTCATCTTCTTGGTAAATTTCGGGAAACATAGAACCCGTCGCCTGACCAACTGTGTACATTGCACAGTATTTCATTGCATATTCCATATCTTCTGGGAGAAGTGTATCTCTCCCACAGGCTTTGGAATATTCTGCTGCGAGTAAAGTACTTTGCTCTAGAACGGGTAGGAGAAGGTTCGTCATAGTATCAATGTATTGCTCTGCCATTCTGTCACCAGCATCACCGAAGCCAGTTTGCATATTCATCTTTAGTATTTGAGATCAAAAATAGTTTTCGCAGTTCCCTCACCCACACGGAGGATGTTATAGTTTACGGCGTATACTCGAACCTGTCTTGAATAACCTGTACATGGGTTTAGACTTAGGTTTAGAATTTGTTCTTTCACGAGACTGAAATTTACCTGCCCAGTTGGATACCATTCTTCTGGTTGTAAAGCGAAACTGTATGAATAGAACCGTCTAATGAGTTGGGTTTTTGAGTGATGTATAGCGGCCTGAACAGCCTTAAGAAAAGTCATAGTCCCAGTGTCCCTGGTAATGATTTCCTGACCATCGAGAGTAAGTGTAAGATGATCCAGATTTTCCCAAAGTATATACTTATTCCCAGTTTCTTCGAGTATACCATCATAATCAAATGGTGTAACAAACTCAAATTCGTCTGTTCCTACACTACCCTGACGCTGTATAACAAAGTATAGTTCTTTCACTGGGTTTACAAAATCTAGTTTAAACTGTCCTGTATTTACACCCGAAGCGATATCAAAAACATTCTGTTGAATTTGTGTGATTAGGTAATCTCGCCTTGATTTTTGCATTTTAATTCTTTCTTCACAATCTACATGTACAACTTCTGCACAGAGTTGAAAATCCTTAATTTTCGGTTGTGGATTCTGTTGTGAAATGTCAGCTTTATTTCCATTAGTTTGAATAACAATCTCCTGTGCAGTCCGTAATTTGAATTCAACTTCAACTTCCTGTCGGTTTATAGCACATAGAGGTATGGCAAGTTCTGGGTGATTGTAAAAGTAAAATGGTAAGTCTACAAAAAAACTGATATCTTCTGTATTTCCCAAAGCATTTCTGGCAACAATCAAACGGTTTGAAACACGTCGATGCGCTGTTCTCTCTGGAAACTTACCAATCAATTCTTCAAGTGCTATTTGTTTTGTTTGGGTAACAAAATGCTCAGAATATATTTGAAGCCAATCACTTGTTAGGCGCTGAATAACCTTACCACCAATGATTAGATCTACATGTTCTATGAGGGCATGTCCAGCCGATTCTTGATAACAAACCCCTGATGTGGTGATATGAGGTAAAGTGACCTTTAAACTCAGAGTTTTCAGTAAATCACCTTGATTTTGGGGGATTTTAAACTTAACAGTACTACCAAAGTCAGCTTCATTCTCTGGGTCTAGATCCACATATTCATTCGAAAAGTTTGTATGTTTTTTAAAACTCTCCAAAAAATGACTGTAGTCTGGGTCTAACGTAAAGAACTTCTCTTGAGGTCCTGAAGACATCAACTGAAGTTCACCAGCCATTACTACTATATCAATCTAAAATTTTAAACCAGCTAATCCACTGTTAATTCTCAATACGTTATAATTAACAGCATACACACGTGTCTCGCTATCACTATCTACATATTTTGGATCAATTGTTATCTTAAGCAGTTTGTGTGATATACGACTCATGTTAACCTGTCCAGTTGGATAATAGACCTCAGGTTTAAGTGAGAATGAGTACATACCAAACTTAGCTGGACCGAATTTGTCGACCCCAAATGGAGCACCAGGTTCAATTGTACCAGAGTATGGTGAATTTACATGGTGTTTTAGAGATTGTTCGTATGCAAGAAATTTTGTGTTTTGGTTGAACACTACCTCGTTATTAAATCGAAGTTCAGCATTTGTTATCGTATTATATTCATTTGGGTAATTGTTTTGAAAAGAAACATCAGATTGAGAAACAAAGAAAAGTTCTTTGACTGGGTGTTTGAAGTTGAGCATAACTGATTTTGTAGTATCACCAGCTTTCATCTTGAATTTAGACATTTGTACCTGTGTAATGAGATAATCTAA